GGCTTAAAGTTCTTTGGTTACTCGATGTCATGTTGCACATTCTACACTAATCCTTGATGAATGTCAAGCAAAATATCATTTATTGTATAAATAGTTTCATCACAAAGTTTTACATAATAATATTCATCCTCTTTCCAACGAACTTCATAAGCTATCTTGTTCTCATAAAGCTCTTGATTATTATTCTGAATCCAAGACTCAAACTCTCGGTACTCATCTTTGTTTAATTTTTTATATCCTTCGTACATATTATAGTCTCCACCATGTTGTCTCTTAAATAAATAATTTAATTATACCTGTTAGTAATACAAAAGTTGCTACTGCATTTAATACTATCAAAGCTCTGTCGTTCCACATCAAACCTACTAAAGTCCACATAAAACAACCTATAAAACTTAGTATTAAATCTACTTCTTTTAAATCAGGTATTGTCCTAAAACAAATTGCTACTATTATAAAACAACTTGCAACCCATTTCAAGTACCAATCAGTTGTTTTTGTTTTTCTTGTCATAATCTCTATCTGTTATTAAAAATCCAACACCTATTAAACAAAATAACATAAACCCTATTACAAATACTAGTCCTATTATTTCTCCTATCATTTGCCCTCCTCTTGCACAACATATTTATATTTATCACTACTCCAACCTAAGTCAAGTAAGTCTACAACTTCATATCTTAATTTCTCAAGAGTTGTAATGTCTGATAAATACAAATCATTTATCTCGTGTAGTGTGTTAAGTACTCCATTGAGTTGATTAATTCTGTTTACTAAATCGTAATAGTCTTCTTTACTTGACTCAATAACTACTTTATTTTTTAAATGTTTTACTTTCATTTTCCTTGCCCTCTATATTTCTTATGGTTAGCTTTTCTATTTTTATTCATAGTAGAGTAGCCAACATTACCTTTACCTTGACTTGTTCTCTTACCTCTAACACCAGTAGCTGATGTATGAGTTGATGAGAATGCTTTAGATTTTACTGCCATTTTATTTTATCCTTTTTCTTTTGAAATAATGTTTTCAAATACATCATAACATACTGAAATTTGTCCTTGTCTTTCAAAGAAAAGACAAACAATAGTAATTACTAGTGCTAAAATTATTCCTAAATAATTAAAATCTTTTATATTAAATTTCATTGTATTCTATTTTCTCCTTTTTTCTTTTATCGTTATACTCTGTAACTTCCTTACCATTTATATAACCTGTTTTAACTTGAGTCCACTTACCCTCATTAAATCTTACCTCAATAAATTTAACAGTCTTATCAATCTTTTCTTGTTCTATTTCTTGTTTTCTTTTTTCTACTTTATCAATGTGTTGTGTCATGATATACTTCCTCCACAATTTTAAAAGCATCTTGTAAATCTGTCTCAGGTATATAACCTCTAAGCTCTCTTAATTTTTTAATGTTCATATTTTCTATGTCCCAAGATTTATTATCTACAGTTCTTGTTAAACTTTTTATTTCCTCAACCATGTCCATACCAATCATGGTATCAACAGCAGAATAAATAGAACTACAATAAGTTTTAAGCTTATCATGTTTTCCATTTATTACTACATCAATTATATATTCATCCATTCCCTGTTATCTCCTGTAGTTCTTTGTAAGTTGTTATGTGTGGATTTCGTTTGATGTGTTTCATAATCCATTTGTCTGTCATGTATGACAAGTAAAGCTGTCCTTGACCAAAGGCATGAGTCTGGTCAGGCAATAGTCCTTCAACATTATCAACAGTAATAGTGGATGCTTGGTCTTCAGGTAATAAAGTCTGAAGCCACTCAACTTGGATAGGCTTTACTCGTCTACGTAGTTCTTTTATTTTCTTTTGATTCATATTATTTCCATGCTGTAAATTCCATATAAGGTGTTTCTCTGTGTGTTTCAGGTAAGAATTCTACCATACTTTTTACATCTTGTAAAGTCCAATTAGTTGCTGTTGTTTCTCCCTCATCATCATGAGATAGTAACAATGCTTTACCTCCATAGTTAGCACCAATCTCTAGCATTCTAAAGTATCTTTGATTGTCTATAAGTAAACCCTCATCATCAATATACATATCTTCATGAGGTGTAAGTCTCACACAATCAAAAGTTCTACAGTCAACTAAAGAATAAATCTCTCTATAGTCTCCTGTGTATTCAGTCTCCTTAATTGTTTGGTCGAATGGGTTTATTAATATTGCTTTCATAAGTTTCTCCTTTTAATATATTGCTCCGTTATAAAATCTATTCTCGGCTATGAATCCAAGTATCTCATCTCTGTCATCGTCTTCATGTAAACCATAGACATCACAGATGATTCTGATATCTTCTTCAAGTAAGCCTTGTTGGTCTAAGTCTAGAACTTCCTCAAAGATTTGTTCTAGTGCTTGGTCTTTAGTTGTGTTGCTCATAAATATTCTCCTCTAGTTCAGCTATTGCATCCCACATATTATCAATACATTCTTTTACTTCTTGTGAACAATCTCCTATAGCATTGTCTAAATAAGACATAGTAAATCTTAAATGTAAAGTCTTTTTATTAGCGGGTGTATGTTCATTACTTTTCATTAGCTACCTCCTCTACTTCTAAAACTTCTTCATTTTCAAAGCCATAGTCAAGGTCTCCACCTGTAGAGGCTTCTCTAAATAAGCTGTAGTCTCCCTCTAAAACTTTTTCTTCTGCTTCTTTTTGGGAACTAGCTTCTAATTCTATTTCAGAATAGCCAATCCATTTTGTATATACTTTATAAGTTTTCATACTACCTCCTGTATATCATCGCATTCAAAATCTTTTGAAGCATCATAACCTATACTAAATCTTAAACTATCTCTAGCTTTATAATAAGCATCGTCTTCATCTTTACCTTCTACTAAATAAGTATAATCAAGAGTATCTATCGGTGTAAATTTTATTTTATAAGTTTTCATGTTATCTCCATTCATTACTACGTGGCATATCATCTGTAGTTCCACCTAGTTTCTCAATCAATTCGTATAGTCCTAATATGACTCCATAATGTTCACTTTCAGTATGGCTATCATTTACCCACCCATCATCTGCAATAATTTCTCTTGCAACGTCTTTTATTTTTTCAATTGTTATCATCATCTTTTTCTCTTAATTCTTTTTGTTCTTTCATATGTTTGATAATTTCAATTAATAAATCATCAAAATCGTCTACATGATATTTATCTAATAGTTCTACTATCATACTACCTCCTATGCTGTTTGTATTACAAAGCCACTCATATCTTTCTTGGCTTTACCTTTTGCTTTTAGACCTACAATAACATTCTGTTTGTCTAAAAATCTTAAGTCTGTTTCATCTCCATTGACTACCTCTCTGCCTTTGAAATGTATAGGCATATCACCATTGAATACTACTGCTATGTTGTATGCAATCTTGTCAAACCAATTTGCATACTTCATGTTAGCTTCTGAATAACTCCATGTCAAGTGGTAGTTTTTGTAATCAGATACTTTTCTTGTAGGTATCTTGGTGTAATCATAAAACTGAACATCAGGAAACATCTCAAAGATATTCTGTTCGTCTACCCTGATAGTCTCCCATTGTATGTCACTAGTGCCATTGAGTCTTATGCAAGGAAGCTTGTCTTTATTTTTACAGTATCTTACAAACTTTGTAATGTCTGTAATCAGATAAGACATGAAGGTATTTCTATCCTCCAAATACAATTTAGTCTTACGTTTTCTAGCTTCTTGTATGACATTAGTAGTCTCACCTTTCTTTATAATGCCACCTCTACCTGCTGTATTGAGACAGGCTTCCTTACACCCTGCAATATCTTGATATGGACATATCTTAGTATTGATTGGACTAAGGTGCATGATAGCAGTTAAGTAATCACTAACTACCTCACCTTTTTTAGTCTTTGGATTGTTAAAACTTAGTAATTTATAGCTCATAGGTTCTCCATTCTTTCAGGTAAAACAAATACTGAATGACAATAGGAACAACATCTACCTTCTGCATAAGGCTCTGCATTCTCTCCTTGATTCCAATATACTTTACCGTCTTCTGTTTTCTTTTGTTCTATGTCACCCTCACAGATAACACATTCTAATATTTCATCAAACATTTTATACCTCTTCAATATATATTTTATGACCTCTTGCTGAGTTATTTAAACTTTTAGAGGATATCTCCATGATACAACTTACATTGTAGTCAAGTATTCTTTTGTGTGCATTATTTTTAAAGAAGTGTGCAGTAGCCATTATCTTAAACAATTCCATAGCTTGTTGTTTAGGATACTCTAACATCTTTACTTCTTCTCTCTCATTATCAAACCTACAACTATGAGTTGAAAGCTTTATAAGTTCTTCGTTATCTTCCCATATATAATTAAATATAAATCTATATGTTTCGTATTTTGGATTTTGAAATCCTACTTGTTTTCTTGGCATATTTATCTCCTGTTAAAATTAAAAGGCACTTTAAAGTGATACCTAGCACTCGAACATTATCTTTTAAAGTCACCGAACGACTGACTATATGCCTTACTCTCGTTTAGCATCATGAGTACACAAGAGTAAGGACTTTGTTTTAGTGTATTGGACGATGGGTTCTAGCACTCATTCCAATCTTTATCTTACGACCTACTTCGTCACTCCATGTCCCCGAATTTAATCTAGGATTTATAATGGCTCAGACTTCAGGATTTTACAGTAAGCTCATCTTACACTAAAATTTAAAAGTGTGGCTAGTCACGTGGTGGTTTAGTTCTCATTCGTGTTTTATCCTTAACCTAGTTTTTCAAGGCTTTTACAAAGGCTCACTCTTAGCCACAACTATCTTCTAAGAAAACAACCTAGCAAATCTAAGCTTCATTCTTCCAAAGAAACTACCAGTCATTAAGATTTGATAGTCTTTGAGAGCTTCTAAGACTTCTTGGACATCTAGATTATTAGCCACTTCAAGTATCTGCATACCTTTGTTGTCTTTACCTAGTGGTGTAGGTCTTACAAAGTGCAGAGGTTTTGAAGGATTACCTCTTTGTTGATAGATTGAAACTTTACCAACATGATACCCTAAAAAAGTATCACCGACAGTAGTTTCATTTCTTTCTTTATCTTTTCTTACTCTAACTATATTTACTCCAAGTGAATTAGCAAAGTTCCAAATTGCTTTCTCACCTATACTAGCTCTATCATAGATAGATTTTACAGTTTTAGTATCACGTTTTCCATATACATATTTAGCCATTTATATCTCCTTTATAATGGTGGGTTTAATTTAACAGAGACTGTATAGCCTTCTGTCATGTTTTCGAAGTTTGAAATAACTTTTTTAACTTCGTCTTTTAGATTTTCGATATCGATTGCTTCTATCTCATCTACTCTGATTTCAAGTTCACTTAAATTATATTCAAGACTTTCTTGCTCATATTTTAAATCATCAGATGAATCTTGTAAAGCATCAACTCGTATTTCTAAATCTCTCATTCTTGCTTCAGCTACTAATATCTTTTTCACAAAATCATAATAGCCATCAATACCTAATAACTTATGTATTAGTTTTCTCATATCTATCTCCTTTTTAAGCTGTTTGATACTGCTCTAATCTTTCTCTCAAAGCACCATCGTTAGTTTTTTCCAAAGCCATATAAACTAATCTAGGCTCAATTCTAAGTAGTCTTGGAAAGTTAAAGCCATCGCAATTTAATATTCCTGATACAACTCTGTCCCAATTATTTTCTTCAAGACCTTTAGTAATTGCTAAAGCTCTAGTATCTGCCATACCTCTGTCAATCAAAGACAAAGCAAAATAATTAGTATTATCATCTGTTATTGGTGTGTATTTAAATGTTTTTATCATATCTATCTCCTAATTTACTTTATTAATTTTATAGTTTTCAACATCAACAGCTTCAACTTCTGTAAAAAATTCTATAATTCCTTTCTTTTTACTTTCAGCTTCTACAAATGTTTCTTGAATTTCATAGTCTGAATTTACCCAAACTATTCTATATTCATTTACCCATGATATTTTTTCATCATTCATTTTTTCATAATCATGTCCCATTTTTATCTCCTATACTGTTGGGTTAATATCTTCAGCTAATTCATTATTAGCTTCAATGGTTTCAGCTTTTAATTCCTGTTCGGTCATAAAATCTAAAAATTCTAAGTGGTCTAGTTCGTCCATATTTATCTCCTATATTTATGAGACTTTGAAGTCTCGGTTTGTTGCTGACCGACAAATTATATCGTTTTGCCGAGCAGATGTCAAGCGTTTTAACAAACTTAAAGTATATATTTATATTTAAAGTTTGCTAATCGTCCAAACTGTTCCCATTTCCATAGTGTTGTCATTCAAAAAATCATAGGTTGATTTAACAAACAAGTGTTGTTTTTTATTAGACTTATGTTTATATACTATCGACCTATCTTCTTTGAAAGAGTTTCTAGCTTTTACAACATAACCTAACTCATTGATATATCGTTCTAATTTATCAAAACTGTTGAACTTTTCAACCTTCAATTTTGAATCCAATATTGTTTGCATATTCAATTTACCATTAGGATTTTTACATTTGATTTTGCCTTGCATATTTATCTCCAAATATTTTTAAAATTAAGCGGGGGTTTGTTCCTCGCTGAGCCGACACCCATTTTAGCGAAGCCACCGAGAAAGTCAAGCGTCTTAACAAACTTAAAGTATATACTTATATTTAAAGTTTGCTGAGTCTTTAAGTATAATCTTAAAATAATTTTAAAGTTAAAATTTTAAGTTTATCCACAAGTAATTAACAAGATATATACAAGTTATACATAAGTTATCCACAGATAATTTTAAGTTATCCACAGATAATTCTAAGTTATACACAGATTTTGCCCTCAATATCCAGCCCAAATTAAAAAAAAGCCCTCAATCCCCAGCCCAACTGTAAAACTCGAGCTTAAACTTACTTAACTTACTTAATTCTTTGGTATGGTCGGATGCCATATAAAAAGCCTTCATCACTAATTAAGCTGAGAAGATTTTAGAGTTCTTAAGTTATGATAAATTCTAGGCATAAAAAAACTCTCTCACTTGAAAGGCGAGAGAGTTCCGAAAAGTTTTAGCTATTCTCTTTTAGATATAAAGCAATCTTATCAAGATAAACTTTAGGAAGACTCTTACCTTGAAGAATCTGATGAGCTTTCTTAAAAGTTAATCTCTCATCTTTAGCTAAACTATAAAGACATCCTTGAATTTGCTTTTGAAGTTTCCAATTCATATTGGCACCTTTCTTAGCAAACTTATATCCTATTGCTTGACATTGTTTGAACGAAGCAGGTGCTGAAGTTCTGTCTTTATCAAAGCTATTTATATCAAATGTATTTTCCATATTATACTCCTTTAAGTAATGGATTTATATATACTCGCAACATAATCTTGCAAGTGGTTAAGGTCGTCAGTTTTATCACTGACTATTCCTAAAGCTTGGATTCCGCTTATCATTAAAGCTAATACGTAATCTTTTGCTTGAGAAACTGTTTTAAATTCTATTGTCTCGTTATTTGAAAAGGTAATTAAAATCATAATAAATCTCCTATATGGTTTTCAGAGATTGTTAGATTTTCTAGTTGCAAATGCTTGAGTTTTACGAAGTAAAAGTTTTAGAGATTTCCGAGTCTTCGAGGAAATACTCTAAACATTTGCCACTCTAAAATCTTTACAATATCGTAAACCAGCTTAAATAGGAGATTATTATGACAATTTTAATAGCTTTTCACGAGACATTAGAATTTGTTTCTCAACAAAAGTTACATTAAAGCCTGATAAGCTTCCAAGCTTTGCTAGTCAGTGAGACGACCATAACCACAAAAGATTATCGAGTATGAACACCATTACAATTGTATAATATGAAAATACTTTGAGTGCTTTGATAACAGAACAAAGCCCTGCAAGTGAGTGTCAAGCAATAGAATATGCTAAACAGCCAATTGAATTGGAAACAAGAAAGCAACATGAAAGGCTTCGTAATGCTAAAGACTTTAAAGTTTTAAAGTTACGAAGAAGATTCTTCAAGGTAAAGACAAAAGATTATCTATGCTTTATATCTCTTAAATAGCTTGAGGAACTCCGAAGCCTTTCAAGTGAGATAGAAACCATTGAGGTCTAAAGTTATCTTTTCTAAAATCTTCTCAGGGGTGGGCAGGAGACCATACCCTCTACCCTATATATCTATAGCGTGATTATACATTATACAGGAAAATGACCATTAACCAGAACTAGTTAACGCCCCGACACCAAAACTTTAAAATCTTTAAAGTCTTTAAAGGTATTTTTTAGACGTAAGAATTCCCCCATCTAGGATTACTTTTAGATGTGACTTTGGATACTTGGGGGATATATTGACCGTGGGGGACCACAATGTTATTGTACACTTCAAATTCAATTTTGTCAAGTCTTTGAGCAAAAAAGTTAAAAAACTTTAAAGTGCTTGGAAGTCTGACAAAAGACTTGACAAGTCTAATTTTGACGTGTATACTAGATTCATGGCTATACTTCCATCTATAGATAACAAAAGTAGAAAAAGAGAACTAACTGAAAAGCAACAGGACTTTCTTAATCATCTAGTCGATACAGGTGGTGATGCTAAGAAAGCTGCTGAACTTGCAGGTTATACTTCTCACTACCATCACGTTGTAAAGACTTTAAAGTCTGAAATACTAGAACTCACTCAAGAGATACTAGCTAATTCAGCCCCTAGGGCAGCTTTTAAGGTCGTAGAGATAATGGAATCTAAAAGACCCATTGTACAGGCTAATAACAAATTAGCTGCAGCACAGACGTTACTTGATAGGGTTGGAGTTTCTAAAGTAGATAAAGTAGATATTAATCATAATATGAATAGTGGTGGTATCTTTCTTATGCCTGATAAGGCACCTTTAGATTTAGAAGAAACTGAAGACGGTGACTACGAAGTAGTTGAAGATTGAATATGAAACTTTGGATAACTGAGTTTGTAGATATGGATGATAAATCTTCTTTAGGTCCTTACATCAAAGCAGAGACTGTAGGAGAAGCTAACAGGATAGCTATACAATACGGATTGTTAGTACTTGGAGAGATTCAAGAGTTACAACATGAAAATATAGAAACTAAAAGGACGGTACATTAATGGCTAAAAAAGACCCAAGATTAGAAAGAGCTGGAGTATCAGGTTATAACAAACCTAAAAGAACTCCGGGACATAAAACTAAATCACATATTGTTGTTGCTAAAGAAGGTGACAAAATAAAAACAATTAGATTTGGACAACAAGGTAAAAAGGTTGGTAGTCTTACAGGTACTGCTGGTAAACCTAAAGCAGGTGAATCAGACAGAATGAAAGCCAAGAGACGTTCTTTTAAAGCAAGACACGCTAAGAATATTAAGAAAGGAAAAATGTCAGCAGCTTATTGGGCTGACAAAGTTAAATGGTAGTCAAAGGAGACTAATGGTAAGTAGGTACTTTAAAAAGTTTCATAAACTTATGAAATGTTCTAGGCTACAAAAAGTAGTAAAGACATTTATAGGAAAATAACATGCCACACGCAGGACACTTTAAATTCAAAGCCTTACACAAACAAAACAGTAGATTGTCTATGAGACGTAATCAAGGCAAACCCGGTAACATTACTCGTGATGAGTTTAGTGAGAACTGGGATAAAATTTTCGGTAAGAAAAAGGAGAATGATAATGCCAAGAAAAAAAACGACAACGACTAAGAAAAAGTCGACTGTAAACAAAGCCGGTAACTATACGAAACCGACTATGCGTAAGAGGCTTTTCGAAAAGATTAAAGCTGGTACTAAAGGTGGTAAAGCCGGACAATGGTCTGCTCGGAAAGCCCAGCTTCTTGCAAAAGAATACAAAGCTAAAGGTGGAGGCTATAAGTAATGCCACTACAAAAAGGAAAAGGAAAAAAAATGGCTAAACAAACTTCAAAAAGCTGGAAGTCTCAAGGACACTATCTTAGAGACGGTACCGAATGGAAAGGTAATCAACATGCTATGAGTAACGGTAAAATACATACAGGTAAAACTCATACTAAAACAAGTAAGCCTTTGTTTCATTTTAAAGAACTAAGTAAAACTGCACAAGCAAAAATATTAAAAAAACATGACATTAGCAAAAAGTCAAAGAAGTCTTAGGGCTTGGACCAAACAAAAGTGGCGTACCAAGAGTGGTAAAAAGTCGTCAGAAACAGGGGAAAGGTATCTCCCAGAGAAAGCTATTAAGGCACTCTCAAAAGAAGAATACGCAAGAACAACAAGAAAAAAAAGAGAAGATACTAAAAAAGGAAAACAGTTTAGTAAGCAACCAAAGAAGACAGCTAGAAAAGTTAGAAAGTATAGAAAGGTAAAATAATGTTTATTCCAGAAGAATATATAAGAAGAACATCCTCAACAGTTCCATTCGGATATCAAGAGGATGAAGACTTTGAAGGTTATTTAAAACCTATTGAAGAAGAGTTACAAATATTAAAAGAAGTTTCAGAAGCTGTATTTCATGGTGAAATTAGTCTAGGTATTGGAGTAGATTGGTTAGAGGCAGAAACAGGACGTAAGATGTCTAGACCCGGATTGAAAAAACACGTAGACAAAGTATATGGACGAAAATAAAAATAATTCAGAAAAATACTTGACAAATCCTGATGGGAGCTATATACTAAAGAAAGATGGTACTCCGAAGAAGAAACCCGGTAGACCTAAAAATTCAGAACTATCTGGACTTAAGTTGGCTTTACAAGCAAAAAAGAAGCTAACTAAAAAGAATCAGAAAGTTAAAAAGCTAACAAGAAGTTTAGCTAGAGTCAAGAAAGAACTTGACGATGAAGAGAAAGTTTTAACATCTAATGTTTTAACTGAGTCAGAAACTAAGAAGTTACCTGACCCTATACAGAAACATATAGATGAAACAGGTTCTTACGTGGCTTTTATGCCAAACGAAGGACCTCAAACAGACTTCCTTGCTGCTGGTGAGAAAGATGTTCTTTACGGTGGAGCAGCAGGTGGTGGTAAAAGTTTTGCAATGTTAATAGACCCGTTGCGATACTGCCACATAACAGAGCATAGAGCTTTGATACTTAGGAGGTCTATGCCAGAACTTAGAGAGATTATAGATAAATCTCGAGAACTTTATCCTAGAGCCTTTAAAGGTGCTAAGTTTAAAGAAGTAGAAAAGTTATGGCAGTTCCCAAGTGGAGCAAAGATTGAGTTTGGGTTCTTGGAACGAGATGCAGATGTTTATCGTTATCAAGGACAAGCGTACAGTTGGATAGGGTTTGATGAGATAACTCACTTACCTACAGAGTTTGGATGGAACTACTTAGCATCACGTTTAAGAACTACCAATCCAGAACTTAAGACATATCTAAGATGTACAGCTAACCCCGGTGGTGTTGGAGCTGCTTGGGTTAAAAAGAGATACGTAGAACCTGCAACAGAGAATAAAAGTTTTATAGGTAAAGACGGTCTCACTAGAAAGTTTATACCAGCTAAGTTACAGGATAATCCATACTTAGCAGAAGACGGTGAATACGAAAGGATGCTACAGTCCTTACCAGCAGTTCAAAGAAAACAACTGCTAGAAGGTAACTGGGACATAAATGAAGGAGCAGCCTTTGCTGAGTTTGAACCTCCGATTCACGTCATACCGCCTTTTGAGTTACCGGGGTGGTGGGAAAGAGTTAAAGCAGTAGACTATGGTTATGCTGCTGAAAGTTGTTGCTTATGGGCTGCTATCGACCCTGAAGACAAAACCATTATTATATATAGAGAATTATACAAAAAAGGTTTAACAGGCGAAGCTCTAGGCGACATTATCACCGAAATGGAAGATAATGAAATAAAGTCCATAACTGGTGTATTAGATACAGCAGCTTGGTCAAGGACTGGATATACTGGTCCTACTATTGGTGAAATCTTAGTTAATAAAGGACATAAACTAAGAAGAGCTGATAAGAATAGAATAGCAGGTAAAGCTCAAATACATGAGCATTTACGAGTAAATACAGGTACTGGAAGACCTAGATTGCAGATATTTAATACATGTCCCAATCTAATTAAAGAACTTCAAAGTCTTCCGTTATCTAAGAGTAACCCTGAAGATGTGGATACTCATGCTGCTGACCATGCTTATGATGCTTTAAGGTATCTAATTATGAGTAGACCAAGAATGGACCATCCTCATGATAGGATGTTAAGAATAAAAGAAGATTTATATAAACCTGCTGACACAGGATTTGGTTATTAATATGGCAGAAGATAACACATTTTTAAATGCTGATAATATCTACGAAGAAGTAGAAGGTGAGTCTGGAAAGAATTTAAACATACCAGAAGACCAACAAAGAAACTTAATAGGTATTATTCAAGGTAGGTTTGCTCAAGCAGAAGATGCTAGAGAAACTGATGAACGAAGATGGTTACGTGCATACGAAAACTATAGAGGTTTATATAACAAGTCAATAAGATTTAGAGACTCTGAAAAGTCTCGGGTATTTGTAAAAGTTACTAAGACTAAAGTACTAGCTGCATTCGGTCAGTTAGTAGATGTTATTTTTGGTACAGGTAAATTTCCGATAGGAATTTCGGAAACTAAAATACCTGAAGGCGAAACAGATTACGCACACCTAGATATTTCTAATCCAACTCCCGGTTTAGAAACATCAATGTCTGAAGAAATATCTGATGATATAGGTAATAGAGAAGGTGCAAATGTAAATCCATATGATGTTGGTTACGAAGGCGATGGTAAAACTTTAAAGCCCGGAGCATCTTTTTATAATGGTGTATTTGAAGATAGTCTCGAAGACCAAGCAGATAAGTTAGGTATATTAAAAGATGGAGCTAGTCCTGACCCACAAGCTTTAGAAGTATCTCCTGCACAAAAAGCTGCAAGAAGAATGGAGAAACTTATCCATGACCAAATAGAAGAATCTAATGGTTCTTCAGAAATAAGAAATGCTTTACTTGAAGCAGCTTTACTTGGTACTGGTATAATGAAAGGACCATTTAATGTAAATAAAAAATTAAATAAATGGGACACAGAAGAAGATGGTACAAGAACTTATAATCCTTTAGAAGTTAGAGTACCTAGAATAGAATTTGTAAGTTGCTGGGATTTTTATCCAGACCCTACAGCAACTACTATGGAAGAATGTGAATATATTATTCATAGACATAAAATGAATAAGAGTCAGTTAAGGCAGTTACGTAATATGCCTTACTTTAATGAAGATGCAATACGTGCAACAATTCAAATGGGTCCTAATTACGTAGAAAAAGATTTTGAGTATTCGTTAAAAGATGACGATAGAGCTGATGAAGATTATCAAAGTAACTTTGAAGTCTTGGAATACTGGGGAATTATGGATGCAGAATATGCAAAAGAAGTAGGTATTGACTTACCTGATTCTGTAGATGATTTAGATGAAGTACAAGTAAATGTATGGACATGTGGACATGAAGTTTTAAGAGCTGTAATAAATCCATTTACTCCATATAGAATACCTTATCACGCTTTCCCATACGAAAGAAACCCATATAACTTCTTTGGTATTGGTGTAGCAGAGAATATGGATGACAGTCAACAGATTATGAATGGTCATGCAAGAATGGCTGTAGATAATTTAGCAATGGCTGGTTCTTTGGTATTTGATGTAGATGAGTCTGCTTTAGTTGGTGGACAATCAATGGAAATATATCCGGGTAAGATATTTAGAAGACAAGCTGGAATGCCGGGACAAGCTATACACGGTTTGAAGTTTCCTAATACAGCACCAGAGAACATGATGATGTTTGATAAGTTTAGACAACTTGCAGACGAACAAACAGGTATACCTAGTTATTCACACGGACAAACAGGTGTTCAAAGTATGACAAGGACTGCTTCAGGTATGTCTATGTTATTAGGAGCATCAAGTTTAAATATTAAAACAGTTATCAAAAACCTTGATGACTTTTTATTAAAACCTTTAGGTGAAGCTTACTTCCAATGGAACATGCAGTTCTTAGAAGCTAACCTAGACGTTAAAGGTGATTTAGAAGTTAAAGCTACTGGAACAAATAGCTTGATGCAAAAAGAAGTAAGAAGTCAAAGATTGACTATGTTCTTACAAACTGCACAAAATCCTGCAGTTGCTCCGTTTGTTAAGATTTCTAAACTAATAAGTGAACTAGCCTACAGCTTAGATTTAGACCCTGATGAAATACTCAACGACCCTGAAGAAGCTGCACTAATGGCACAAATAATAGGAATGCAAAATGCTGGACAAACAATTGGCGAAGAGACTCAACCTACTGGTGGGGAACAAGGAGCTATGGGAGGCATTCAAGGAACACCTGAACAACCTCAAGAACTTGGAGTTACAGGCACTGGTGGTGGCAACATCGGAATCGGAAATGTTCCGGCTGCAGGGGAAAGTGAATTCTCTGGTACGCCTAGAGCAGTTGGACCTACAGGTTAAAGAGGCAATTAATAGGAAAGAGGAACTATAATGTTAGAAGCTGATAAACAAAGATATAAAATGGAAAACGGTGGTTCCATGCTTGGAGACTTAGATAACGATGGAAAGCTTTCTGGTTATGAACAAGCTAGACAAGATGCTATTGAAGATAACATGAGAGACCAAAAACAAGAAGGTGGTCCAATGTCTATGGACGACCAAATGAAAGCAGCTTTAATAATTCCAATGGAAGAAAAAGAAAACATGTCTATGGAATCTGAAATGGAATCAGAGATGCCTATGGAATCAGACGATGACATGGAAGATGGATATACAAGATTTATAATGGAAGAAGCATTAAGTGAAGAAGAAGAAGAAATGCTTATGTCCAAACTAGAACAAGATGAGGAACTAGCTATGCTATTTGATAAAGTCATAGACGTTGCTCAAGAATTTGCTGGAGCTGGTCCTGTTGAAGGTCCGGGTTCAGGAGTCTCTGACAGTATACCTGCTAGGTTATCTGATGGAGAATTTGTCTTTACTGCAAAAGCTGTAGAAGAAATCGGAGCTGATAACTTAATGGCAATGATGAAAGATGCAGAAATGAAAGCAGATGAAAGACAAGGTTTAGTAACTGGTGGACCAGTAACTGATGTTGAAGATGAGAAAGTTGTATTAGAACCTGAAAAGGCTCCAGCACAACAAATTAATATTACTAAAGAAACTGTGGATTCTACTGCTATTGCAAGAGATGAAGAAGATATGATTGGTGATGATATTAAAAAATCTATGCTTGACAAAAGTAGGAACATCTAATACTAAACAACACTAAGCGATAAAGCCACCCAAAGATATTTGGCACTTTATCATTATAATAACCGAAAGGCTACCTTTACAAGAACAAGCCCTGCATAGTCGACAAACGCAGCTACCTTGTTAAACGAAGCCCTGAGTAGGAGAAAGAAAATGACTAATACAGTCCAAAAAGAGGAAACGCCAAATCCTTATAATGCAAAAAAATCATGGCACCAAGGTGAAGATAAACCTTTTAAATCTGCAGATGATGGTCTCTTCTTTGAAGAACCAACTGACAGAAATAAATTGTTTGATACCAATGACATAACTGAAGTGAATGCTGAAGGAAGTGTTAGACAAGAAAATTTGGAAATTGAAAAGGATACTCCTTACAAGAAACCAGATTACAAAAAAAGGTATGACGATTTAAAAAAACATTACGATAGTAAACTTAATGAGTTTAAAACTAGAGAACAGGAACTTTTAGAAGAAGCTACTAAAAATAGAACTGAATATAAAGCTCCAAAAACTGAAGAAGAACTCGAACAATTTAAGAATCAATATCCTGATGTTTATGAAGTTGTAGAAACAGTTGCACATCTACAATCGGAGACTAAAGCAAAAGTTCTAGAAGAACGCCTTAGTAAACTCCAAGAGAGAGAAAATCAACTGGTACGACAAGATGCAGAAAAAAGGTTAATGGAAAGACATCCTGATTTTGAAGATATCAGAAACAGTGACGACTTCCATGGTTGGGCAAAAGAGCAACCTAAGTCTATCCAAGATTGGATATACAATAACGCTAACGATGCTGACCTAGCCTCACGTGCTTTAGATTTATTTAAAAAAGATTTTGGCATTGAACCTACGAAGACTAAGTCATCTTCTAAACAGCCCAGACAATCTGCTGCTGATATGGTTTCTACAAAAACTACAAGTGTAGAACCAAAGCAAAAGAAAGTATGGTCTGAAAAGGAGATTGCTGCCATGAGTATAGACGAGTTTGATAGATACGAAAGTGAAATCAGCGATGCTATGCAAGAAGGCAGAATCGTAAAGTAAACTATATTAATTAACTTAAAGGAGAATGTATCATGGCTCAATATTTTGAACCTTCACCGGATACCGGTGCAAACTTTGCAAACTCCGTAAGTGGACAAGCTAATAGTTTCTTCCTACCTTCGATATACTCTAAAAAGGTTTTAAACTTCTTTAGAAAGGCATCGGTAGTTGAAGCTATTACTAACACCGACTATGCTGGTGAGATATCTGCTTATGGAGACTCAGTAAAGATTATCAAGGAACCTACTATTTCTGTGTATGACTACACAAGAGGTAGTGACACAACATCAACTAAACTAACAGACCAAGAGATTACATTGGTCGTAGACAGTGCTAAAGCTTTTAAATTCATCGTAGATGATATTGAAAGTAATATGTCACATGTAAACTTTAAAGAAGTAGCTTCAAGCTCTGCAGCTTACTCTTTAAAAGATGCATATGATGCTGCTGTACTTACTACAATGTTTGCTGGAGTATCTGCTTCTGCACCTGACCATGTCATTGGTGCTGATGCTGCTGTTGGTACTGGTGGTGTAGGCTCAACAACTACTTCTGTAGACTTAGGTTCTGCATCAGAAGTTGACCCTCTAGACTTAATGGCTAGAATGGCTAGACTTCTTGACGACCAATCAGTCCCAGAAGAAAACAGATGGTTTGTTGCATCTCCTGATTTCTACGAAGAACTATCACAAAGTGGTTCTAAGTTGTTATCAGTAGACTTCAACGCTGGTCAAGGCTCAATCAGAAATGGTTTAGTTTCAAGTGGAAAATTAAGAGGCTTTGATATGTATAAGTCTAACAACGTACCTTCAGTTTCAACTGCTACAGGTCAATGTTTAGGCGGACATATGTCATCCACAGCAACTGCTAACACAATTTTATCAACAGAAGTAATTAGAGACCCTAGTTCTTTTGGTGATATTGTTAGAGGTTTACATGTCTATGGTGCGAAAGTACTTAGAGATGATGCTATGGTTAAAGCTATCTACACAATTGACTAATAATCAATACGGGGGGTCTTCATTGACCCTCCACTTTTACAGGGAGATAAAGAATGAAAAAAGGTGATTACAAAAACGATATGGGAAATAAAGCTGCTAAAAGAGAATTAAAATATGGTGGCGGTAAAGCTACTATGAAGCGTAAAGGTTATCGCATGGGTGGAAGCTGTCAGCCAGTATATTCTGGAGACATACCAAAAGCTAAAGCTAATTAATAAACTAAAATTAAATTTATTAATTTTTAAAAATTTAAAAGGTACATAAAAAATAATGGCTAATACATATCTTGACATAACTAACGAAGTATTAAGAGAACTTAACGAGATTCCATTAACGTCTGCAAACTTTGCAAACGCTATAGGTCTTCAAAAGTTTGTTAAAGATGCTGTAAACAAATCTATATTTGATATAGCTAATGAAGAGCCACAACTACCTTTCTTTGCTGCTAACGTTAGTGGAGCTACTGACCCATTCTACGGTAATGTAACAGTACCTACAGTAGCAGGACAAAGATGGTATACGTTAAAGTCTGATAGTTCTAGTATCACTACAGACTACGCATCAATCGATTGGGATGATTTTTATGTAACTACAATTAATGTAAGTGGAGAAACATCTCCTTACGTTTCAAAAGGTTTAAGATTTCTTACACTTGATGATTGGAAAAGATACTATAGAGATAGTGAGAATGCAGATGATGCAGATACTCAAAATCATGGAGAACCTAAATTTGTAATTAAGTCTCCAGATAATAGAAAGTTTGGATTAAGTCCAATACCTGACAAAGTTTATAACATACACTTTTATGCTTTCGTAAGACCGACTGCTTTATCATTATATGATGATGCAATTACTTTACCAGAGCAATACAGTAATGTAATAACAGCTAGAGTTCGTTACTATGTTTGGCAGTTTAAAGAAAGCCCACAACAAGCAGCTTTCGCATTGGATGATTATAAGAGAGGAATGAAGTATATGAAATCTAATCTTATGAATCCAGCTCCAAAGTATATGACAGACGATAGAAGATACTTTTAAATTATATGGCACGTTCACAACCTTATACTGTTGCATGTAACGGTGGCTTAGTTAAATCAGCTAACTCAATTGATTTGCTTAAGACTCCCGGAGTTGCAAGAGAGCTTAGAAACTTTGAAGTCTCTATAGAAGGTGGATATAGACGTATCAATGGTTTTGAAAAGTTTGGTGGCTCAAGTGCTACACAACCTACAGGAAGCACAACAAATATAC